GTTGCACACGCCAAAGGGGCTCATCACCCATGAATTTGGTGTCGGCGCTGCGTGGGTTCAAAGGACGCACAGTGGCGCGGGCTGTTTGAGTGGTGGTTTTCATGGTACTCCTTACTAATGCAGTAATTATAACACAAACGGAATTATTGGTCAACTGTGCCCGGGCAGGCAAATTTACTATAAATACAACACTATGCCAAGACTTTCAATGTGGCGTCCCAATCGGACCCGAGATTACCAATACCTAGACAAGATCATCAGCGAGCGTTACACTGTTGGTGGCCTTGATATCTACGTGCATCGCTACATGGGTCCGCAAACTGGCGGCGAAGATTCAGCTTTTTCCGGCAACGGAGACGCCACTCAACCAATCTACGACACACTAGATCCTTTGAATATTCAAGATCTCTTGCTGTTGGAAAACCGCGACAGAATATACGATCAGGACATCTATGTCATGCGCGGTGTCTACAATGCTCAGGACGTGGACTTTGATCTAAGCCAATTTGGCCTGTTTCTAAACAACGATACCTTGTTCATCACCTTCCACTACAACGACATGATTGATTCATTTGGGCGCAAGCTCATGAACGGTGATGTACTGGAAGTGCCCAACCTTAAAGATTATCATCCCTTGAACAACGAGATTCCACAGCCGTTGCCTCGCTACTATGTGGTGCAGGATGCTGACTATGCCACAGAAGGCCTGAGTCAAACATGGTTGCCGCATATCTGGCGTGTTAAAGCCACGCCAATGACCAACAACCAAGAGTTCAAGGACATACTGAAAAAGCCAGTGGTCACAGAACAAATCTGGGACAATGGCAACTACTACCCCACTGGCAGCATTGTGAATGCAGGTGATGTGTATTACCAGGCCAAGACCAATGTGCCAGCTGACATAGATATTGCCAATGCCACCTACTGGCAAGTGTACACTCCGCTCACACAAAGTGATGTGTTCAGTACCAGAACCAAAGACAACGAGCTCAATGATGCCATCCTGGCTCAGGCCGATGTTGAAGTACCATTGTCAGGATATGACACCCAGAAGTTTTACATTCTTCCCACTGTCAACGGACAACCTGCTAACCCTACAGGATTGACTACATCGAGTGGCACCACAGTTGACGGCACACAAGGTGGTGCCAATGTTACACCAGTGGCAGATGGATACACTGTGGGCTACCTTACTGGTGATGGTATTCCTCCCAACGGCCTGCCTGTCACAACCGGCGTGGCCTTCCCGTCAGTGGCCGTGGATGGTGATTATTGCCTGCGCCTGGATTATTTCCCCAATCGGCTGTTCCGCTACAGTGGCCGTCGTTGGGTCAAGATTGAGGACAAAGTGCGAACAGATCTAAACAATGGACCAGCCAATGAAACTCAACGCTCGGGCTTTGTGAACAATACATACACTGTGCGCACCACCGACCTTGGCAATATTCCAAGTCGACAAAGCCTGAGTGAAATACTCAAGCCACGTGCAGACAACGGTGACCAGGGCGGATTCTTGCCACCTAATCCACCACCAATTGGAAGATAAGGGGAAAACACAATGAGTCAGCAATTTTTCTATGACGCACAAATCCGTAGATTTCTGTTGCAGTTCACACGGATGATCAGCAATTTTCAAATCGAATATGGCAACGAGACCAATGGTGTGAACCAAGCTGCGCTGATTCGTGTGCCAGTTCGCTACGGCGATGCCAGTCGTAATGCACAGGTGATCCTGCAGGAGAATTCAAGAAATTCAATGCCGGCCAGTCCCTTGATGACTTTTTATATTTCCAGTCTCAATTACGATAGGCCTAGAATGCAGGATCCGACCTTTGTGAGCAAGATCAATGTGCGTCAACGTACCTATGACACTGACACCGAAAGCTTCGAAACCACACAAGGCAATGCTTTTTCAATTGAGCGATTGATGCCAGTACCATACAAGATGGGAATCAATCTGGATTTTTGGAGCAGCAACACCAATCAAAAGTTTCAGATGTTTGAACAAATCTCCACCTTGTTCAACCCCAGTCTGGAAATTCAAAGCACAGACAACTACATTGACTGGACCAGCCTCACAGTGGTTGAACTGGAAGATATCACGTTCACATCAAGAAGCATACCAATGGGGGCTGACAATCCCATTGACATGATGACTTTCAAATTCAACATACCAATCTGGATCAGTTCTCCGGCCAAGGTTAGAAAACTAGGTGTGGTAGAACGTGTGATTGCCAGTATCTACGACGCACAAGGAGACTTAAACAATGCTGTATCTGACAACGACTTGTTGTTGGGCACTAGACAGGTAATTACTCCGTTCAACTGGGCCGTGGTCTTGGTTGGCAACAAGGTACAGTGTTTGCAACAGGTCAGCTTGCCCCAGGAACCGGGCAACGACACGCTGATTCCACCAGAAATTGTGCCAGATAGCAATCTGTTGTGGGCTGCTGTTATTGGCACCTACGGTGTGCTACGGCCGGGCATTAGTCAACTTAGACTGCTGCAAGAAGATGGCACAGAAGTAATTGGCACAATTGCACAAGACCCCAACGATGATCGTTTTGTGATTTTTGATGTGGACACTGACACAACGCCGCAGAACACACTTGATCCTATTGATGCTGTGATCAATCCTTTGGTAAGTGGACCTCAAGACGGACTGGATTCTGCCATAGACGGGCAGCGTTACCTGCTGACCGAAGCCACTGGTGATGAATCCAATGCTGCTCCTGCTGTGGCCTGGGTGGGTGCAAATGGTAGACAACTAATCGCCGAAACCAATGATATCATTCAGTACTCCAACAACTACTGGCGTGTGGTATTTAGAGCTAGTGGTGCTGCTGCTGAACAGTATGTTACCAACATAACTACTGGCATACAGTACGAGTGGAACGGTGATGCCTGGGTCAAAAGCTACCAGGGTGTTTATCCCGGCGGCGTCTGGAGTCTTGTGCTTTGAAAGCCGTGGGTGTTTGGTTCCGTAGTCGAGACACTGGCAGATACCTGTATCTCTTGCGAAATGACATCAAGCATCCCGGAGCCTGGGGCCTGCCTGGAGGCAAAATTGAAACTGGTGAAACACTTCTAGGCGGCATGGAACGTGAGTGCATAGAGGAGCTGGGATTTTTCCCCACTTACCTGCGCTTGATGCCTTTGGAAAAGTTTACTTCTGCAGACCAGGCGTTTGAATATCACACCTGGGTGTGTGTGATTGACACTGAATTCACGCCCAGACTCAATCATGAACATCTTGGCTATGCCTGGCTTGACGCCGGCACCTGGCCCAAGCCCATGCATCCAGGACTCTGGAGCACTATCAATCTTGAAGCTGTACAAAGCAAAATCCTGCTGGTCGAGCAGGATCTTGTGACACGTTAGGCTTGACTTTCCTGGAACTGTAGCTGGATCTCTCCAACTGGAGTAGTGGACGTTGACAGTGCAGTGATCTGTACTGCTATCACCTCTGGTCCATTGGGGAAGGTTCCTGTTCCTGGAATACCACTGGTACCAAGTTGTTTGACTGTGCTCAAGTCCAGCTGGCCTGAATTGGTTGAGGAAATTGGAATAGCAAACAGTCTTTCACCACCTTGTAGTTCACTTGTGATAGCCGTGACAGTCATGGCCAGGTCATTGGTAGTGGTTGACCCACCAATCACGTTGCCCAGAATCTTGATGGTGTCGCCCACTGCGTATCCATCACCGTCGGTTTGTATAGTGATCTGTGTGGTAGTAGTACTATATGCTGTGCCTGCCGCTGTCAACTGCACTGTGATTTTGGCATTGGCACCTGAACTTGAAACGTTGACAGGTGTCAAATTTCCAAATGTTCTCAGACTACTGAATGTTGGCTTGACACCTGAGCGTGTGAGACCGCCTGTGCTGGAAAACGGTGCACCAGTCAAGCCACCTGTTGATTCACTTGTGTATCGCGGCGAAGTTGAGAACTGTGAAAAACTGGGCTGGAATCCGCCGCCGGCGTTGTTGAGTCCTGCCCAGCTGGTGTTGGCTGAGTCAATGTTTGACGGATTCAAAATACCTTCAATCAGGAATCGTCCTGTAGTGACCTGAATATTCAAGCTACTGAGTGTCAGGGCAGCACGATTGATCAGTTCACGCACGCCCAGATCTCCAATTATACCATTGGACACACTTGGTGCCAGACGCATGGCAAAGGCCACAGCAGTAGAGCCCACTGTGGCTGGTAAACCATAGTTGCTTCGGTTAAATGTAAACTGATAGCCTTCGTCACCGTCAAAGCTGCCGTCCATGATAACCGACGAACCCCAGTGGTTGACCAAGGGCGCACAAGTGTTAGAAATCAAGATCACACCAGTGTTGGCAGCATGGCTGGCAGCCGCACTGGATGTAAAACTACGACTTTGTCCTTCGGTCCATTGCGTAAATGTTGCTGCCCTGGTGCAACCTGTTAGGTCATTGCCAGATTTACCTGAATACTTGACAATTTCACTTTCAATCATCACAAACACCGGATATGTGACGCTTGCTGCCGGATAGTCAGTTGCATCAGTAAGTGTGATTGTTGTGACACTGTTGTTGATTGCCGAGGCCAGGCCTGTGACAGGTGTTTCATTTATGGCTTCGTAACGTGCAGGCAAGTTGCCTGAACGCATGTATGCTTCGTTGTTCAAGTTGTTGTTGGGTCTACGATGTGCATGTATGAACGTACCATCTTGGCCGCGCAGCATCCAGATAACAGCACCGGCACCGTACCAGGTGTATTCCAATCCATACATCTGCATTTTGCTAGAAATCATGGTAAAACCACTGGCTCCTGTGCCATCCAGAGGATCAATATTGAAGTTTTCTTGTTTCACCCGTATTTCGTTGCGCAGTGCCAGTCTCACACGATTTTGATTTGACACACCGCGGAATGCAGGCACCACAGTCATTCTATTGTTGTCAAGAATGCTGGTAACTGTATGAGTCATACCTTTGATTACTACAATATCTCCGTTGTTGAGTTGGTCCTG